TATCTTAGGAGCCTTAAAAACAACGGTAAATTGATGTTTAATGACCGCATACCTTATAACGCACAGATGTTATCAACAATCACTAGACAACCAATTGCAGTTGTAGAAAAAGCAGTCGGGATATTTAAAGAGATGGGATTGATTGAGGTGCTAGACAATGGGGCCATCTATATGCTTGATATCCAAAATTTTATTGGTTCATCAAATACTGAAGCAGATAGAAAACGTGAATATAGACGAAAAATCGCTTTAGAAAAAGGTCAAGAACTCTTGGGACATTTGTCCGGACAAATGTCGGACGAACAGGCACCAGAGATAGAGATAGAGATAGAGAATAGAGATATAAAAGAGATAGATTATACAAAGGACAAATCTCCTGCTGCTATTGCTGGATATTATCAATCTCGCATCGGGGTGCTTGATGGTAAACAATTTGAACAACTAATTGACTACATTCAATTTGATCATATGGAGTATGAATTAGTAAAACTTGCGATTGACAAGGCTGCTGATAATTCAAAACGAAGTTTTGGATATGTAAATAGCATTTTGAAGAATTGGTTGCAAAATGGTATCAAAACTACTGTGCAACAAGAAGAAGAGCAATCAAAATTTAACAACTCAAGGGGATTTACTAATTCTAGTGGGAATCAATCAGAACAGGAGGCTAAGAAAGAATGGGGGTTCTAGAATTAATTCAACAATTTGAAGAAAACTTCTACCCAATAAGTGATCAGAAAAAATCTCTTTTGAAAAAACAATCAAAAGAGATCGTGATAGCTTGCTTGTCAGATATGGCAAGCTGGAAAGTTTGTGGAGGTAAGCTAACATGGTAACTGATGCACTAGAAGAAATGGCGCTCTCTTATCACAGGAATACTGAAGAACAAAATGAAATTTGCGACAAACACAAAATTCCCTTGATTAAAATCATCCGGACAAACGATATCCTCTGTCGCTTATGCGAATCAGAACGGATTCATGCAGAGAATCAATTAAGAGTCAATGAGCTTGCTGATGCAGAGCATGAACGAGAGCGGAAGTTCTATCTTGAGAGATTCTCTCTATATGATGATGTGTTGAAGAATGCAACTTTAGATAACTTTGATACACCGACAGAAAAAGAAGTTCAAAAGTTAGAATTTGCCAAAAAAATCTGTAAAGAGTGGTCAGATGGTGCCAGAAATAATGTTGTTTTTCAAGGCGAAGCTGGAACCGGTAAAAGCCATCTTGCTTTTGCGATTATGAAGGAACTATCAGAAATTACAAAAGAAATTGCTATCTTCATCAATGTTACTGACTTACTGATGAAGATTAAAGCTGATTTTAGTCAGGAAGAGTTCCTAGTCAACAAGATTGCTAGCGCTAAATTTTTAGTGTTGGACGATTTAGGAATGGAAAAAGATAGTGACTGGTCTTTCGGCATTCTCTATAACATCTTGAATAAAAGGGCAAACACGATTATCACTACCAATCTAATTGCACAGGAAATCCAGAAGCGATACGGCCGGCCATTTATGAGCCGTCTGATGAAGGGTGTAGACAATGATCATTTGATGGTATTCAATGACTTAAAAAACAAAAGGAAAGATTACTTTTAGAAAGGTGGTACACCTTATTGTTAAAACTATATTTTGTCTACAACGGACATCGAAAATTTTTTCTAGGTTATTTCAACAACGTTGATGAAATTATTGAACGGATGAAAGACCATCAGTGGGCTTTCTCAGGTATTGCCAGGCCAAAATTCAAAAAACACATCGGAAAAGACGATGTGAGATTTGATTATGGCGCGATAGATTGTTATTACTTAGCAGTAAAATCAACGTGCCGCGAACCACGTTAAAAGCGAGCTAGAATATGCGTCAGACTTGGACGAATGACGTATAAAGAATTTGCTAGCTCTTGTATCTTTGAGCCATGAGGTGCAAGAGCTGGATTTTTAGTAATCAGGTTAAAACATGAAATACAACAAACAAGCCATGATTAAAGCTTTGAAACATTCAATCGGAGTGGCAGAAAAAAAGGATTGAAGAACTGAAGAAACCAAGTCAAAAATCAACGGCGCACATAAGAGCTGCTGAGCGTGATTTTTGGAAGAAGAAACTGAAAAGGTATCAAGAACAGTTGGAGGAGTTTAAGAATGAATAAAAAAGAGTTGATTGAACGGATAGAAGGATTGAAAAATCTTTTTGGCAACAAAGCGGAATATATTGAGATAGACGCGGCAATAGAACTCATTTCTGAACTAGACGAACCCGAAAAAGTGAAGGTTCCGCAATTTGTGGCAGAGTGGATTGAGAAGTGTAAAGAAAAAGAAAAAAGCTTGCTTAACTCTCTCTTATATACGCCTGAGGGAGTCAATAGCTGGGTGAGTAATTCAGAAAACCAAGAAACATTCGCTCTTGCTTGGATTTTCGGCTACGAGGTCGAGAAAGAGAAAGAAAAGCGGTACGTAGTTAAGATTATTGGGATTACTAATTATAATAGTTACTTAAATTACCACAAAGGAGAAAATAAGTGGACTATTGAATCTCGTGTGGAGATTGATGCAATAAGAACTAAACACACCCGCAAAGAGTTAGAAGATGCAGGCTTTGGTGAAGTGTTTAATAGTCCATTATTTGAAATAGAGGAGGTTACAGAATGATAGTATCAGATGAAGAGTGGATGAAATTCATAAAAGATGGACAAAAATATGCCTTGGAGATACTTGGAGAAGATTTCAAAAATGATGATGATGAGAAAAATGATGATGAGGAGGTAACGGAATGACAGTAGAACAATTCCTTCAATCGTTATCCTACCTTATGTGGACTTCATATTGGTCAGTAATTTTTTATAAGTTCTTTAAAAATAATAAAAATAATAAAGATTGAGGAGGTGGAAGAATGATAGATAATGAAAGTTTAAAAAAAGAAAAAGAATTTATTATTGCCATTTCAAATCTAAAGATAGAAATTATCAAGAAATCTGATAGTCTGGGAAATCAATCGTTAATTAATATCAAGAGGGAAGCGCGAGGACTATATGAATGTCTCGTATGCTTGCAATATGATGCGAAGGAGAATGAAAAATGAAACACACACTAATTCGCATCCTTCTCGCTTGGTCGCTTGTCGCTACTTGCTTATTATTTATGCAGCGTGAAGCACAGAAACCCTTGCTAGTCTATCACGCAGATAGCAAGGCACAGATTACTGGCAAGGTTACAGAAAAACGAAAAATCGGAAAACTTTTCACAATCACGGTAAACGGGAATGTTTTCGTGGTTAGTGAAGACAAATATAAAAATATTGAAGTAGGAGATGAGGTGATTATTTGACATTCGTAGAACATAACAACCGTGAGAAAGCTAATAAATTTGCTGAGTATGTAACTGGGAAACCGCTACGTGAATACTTAGCTCAAAAAGTGAAGCAGTATTGCGGTGAAAATATATCTGTATTTGATGGAGCTGCAGGCTCTGGACAGTTGGAACAATTTATCAGTATGACGGATTTTCATGCAGTAGAAATTCAACAGGAAAGTTGCGAAGCTTTAAAAACAAACTTTCCGCATGCAACAGTTGATAATCAAAGTTTCTTTACTTATCAATCTGATATCCAGGTTGATGCAATTGCAATGAATCCACCTTATTCTTTAAAACTTAAAGAGTTACCAGAAGAAGACCAAGAGGCTATTAAAGAGCTGTTTCCGTGGAAAAAGTCAGGTGTTGTGGATGATGTGTTTTTGTTAAAATCCATGAATTATACTAAGCGTTACGGATTTTATATCATGTTCCCTGGTATTGCATACCGTCAGTCTGAAAAGAAAATGAGAGAGCTGGTTGGGAATAATTTAGTTGAATTAAATGAGATTCAAAATGGATTTGAAGATACTCCTATCAATGTCATATTTTTAGTAATTGACAAAGAGAAGAATACTCCTGAAATTTCAAAAGAGATTTATGACTGTAAAACTCAAAAAGTTGAATACCAAGAATCTGACAAATTAAATTCAGATTTCAGCTGGGTAATACCTAAAAAACCAGTTGAAAAAGAAGAAATAGACATTGACAAAGTGAATGCTGAATTAGATCAAATGGCGATTGACCACCTTGAAAAACATTTAGCAAGTCAATTAGTCTTGATTCAATTCTTTAATGCAGATATTGACTTAAAATCGTTTATCACAAAATGCCACAAAGTTTTAGATGATTATCTACTAGCTTATAATTTTATGGTCGGTCTTGAATGAAACCAGAAACGATAACAAAGTACGGATTGTTAGAAGTTTGCGAGCTTATTTCAGGCACTAGAACGAATGAAACAGACGGACCTTATTTTATCTATGGTGCAGGCATGAACCCGAAAGGTACAACAGACAAGTTTAATTGTGAAAGCGATACAATTCGCTTGACTCGTAAGGGCACAGTTGGAGCTGTTTATTTCCATCGGAATTCGTTTTGGATAGATGGAGATAGCTTTAGGGTCGAACCAAAAGAAATGATAGACAAGCGATATCTATTTCATTGGCTATTGATGAACCGTAAAGAGATAGAACAGTGCGCTGATGGTAGTAATCAGCCAGGCTTGTCACTAGCTAGACTATCAAAAATGACGATTGATGTACCTGACATGGAATACCAATTAAAAGTAGTCAAGTTATTGGATGAAATGAGTACAGGCTTAGAATTTTTTTATAGACAATATCACACAAATTAAAAAGTTAGAGAACAAGGTTTTGAGTTACTATAACGAGAAAATTGGAATAGCTTTAGAGAGAGGTGAGTTAAATGAGAAACTGGGAGAATGATTTCGCTTATTACCAAGGCGAAACATTCATAACTTTAGGTTCTTTACAAGAAATACATGAGTATACAGGTATTCCTTTAGAAAGATTAAAGGAATATTCAAAAAAATCAAGAATCAAACGTTATCCATTCGGAAGGATGCTAATTGAAATAGATGAGGAGTTATCATGAACACACTAGAGAATGTTAAACAATGGTTTATTGACCGTGATCTAGAAAACGGTGGACGATTAGACAAGCAGTCCTTAAAACTCAGCGAAGAATTCGGTGAGCTATGCGCTGGGTATCTCAAGAAGAATGAGAAAGTGACCAAGGATAGCATCGGAGATTGTGCAGTCGTGATTGTCGGTCTAGGACTACTAATCGGTGAAGATGTGAATCAGATTTTTAAAGAGTCTGATGGTTTACGGAAGAAAGAAATTACAGAAACATTAATCTCTATCAATGCAAACATCAGTGAGTTCCAACTCTCACAAGGGTTTGCAAGCAAGGAATTATGCCGACACAATCTAGTACGCTGCATTGGATATCTGAAGAATCTCGGATATGATTTTGATGAATGCTTTGAGTTAGCCTATCAGGAAATTAAAGACCGTAAAGGTCGCTGGATTGATGGTTCATTCGTGAAAGAGGAGGATTTAACAAATGACTGACAACGTAAACAAACCAAATCACTACCAAGGTCGGTTTGGAATGGAGTCCATAGATGCTTTAAGAAATTTCATGACACCTGAACAAATGAAAGGCTTCTACTTAGGGAATAGCTTGAAGTATTTACTACGTCATCAGAAGAAGAACGGTCTTGAGGATTTGAAGAAAGCCAGAAAGAACCTTGATTGGTTGATTGAGGATTTGGAGAATGAGAATTAAAACATCGAATGGCGCAATCGTCAGCGTTAACAACATAAAACGCAGCATCACGATTGAAGGAATCGAGCTCGGCTCAGATTGTCAAGCGTTAGTATCTAAACATCAAGACGGCACAGGTACGATCACTTTAGTCTTTGATGGAAAGATTATTTAGAGGAGGTTTGCTATGAGGTTAAGACTAAAAGAATTTAGGCAAGACATGGCTCTATCAGTAGCTCAAATGGCAAAAGAAACTGGAATCTCAGCCAACACATTACATTTATATGAGCGCGGGAGCTATCCTTCTATCAAACAGATTGAAACTATCGCAAAGACTTACGATGTAAATCCTGCTTGGCTGTTAGGATGGACAGAAGATGAAAAACTCCCTGAAGTCAAAATTGTTGAAAAAGTAATTTACAAAGAAAGTCCAACAGCAAGACTGCCAGATTATTTCAATAATAATAACGACGGTAAACTTATCAAGTGGAAACAACCACGAAGATTTTTAGGAGGTAGAGTTTGAAGAAATTGAGCGACGAAGACCTTAAAACGTTAGATAGAGAACTTTTCAAATTTCAAAATATCCAACGTACAATAGACCTAAGAAGGTTAGAGCTAGAAACTCGAAATCCTGATGTTCAAAGTGGGCCTACTGTAGGAATAAGCAAACCTACCGAAACTATCGCAATTAGAATCGCAGATGATCCAACCTTGAAATTTCTTGAAGGGTTCAAAGCTATTATTAACAAACTCCTAATCAATCTAGTTGATGAAGATAAGGAAATCTTTAATCTGCGCTGGAGATATCCTCAA